TCATAAACACCCCAAAACAGAACAGGAGGAATTCACATGAAAGAACAAGTTTTTGAAAAGCGTACATGTCCGAAATGCGGACGCACTTACACCGAGCGTCCAGCTCTTTCCCGCAACGACAATAACACGCTCATCTGCCCCGACTGCGGAACGCGGGAAGCACTCGAAACAATGGGCATCAGCATCGAGGAACAGGACAAAATCCTTGGAATCATCCACGACAAGTACATTCCCGAATAAGGGGCGCACAGCGGGCGGTGTGGGGCTTTACGGCTCTGCGCCGCTTGTTTGTTTAGCGGATTACGGGCGCGACACAGCGCGAATGTGCGCCTCCTGCAGGCAATGCATAATATGTACAATAATAGCAGGTAAATCTGCAAAAATGATCTGTACATTTAGCCGCTTGCTATTCCGGAAGTATCATGGTAATATGTGACACAACGGAAGGGCAGACAGCCCGCCGAAAACAAAAAAATGGAGGTACACCACCATGACAAAGAAGGAAATGAAAGCCGCAGTTGACAAGCTTAAGACGCTGCAGAACGGCAAGGCAGCCCTTGAGGGAATGACCGAAGCAGACTGCCTTGAGCTTTTCGGGATCAGCAGAGCGCAGGCGCTTGCAAACACCAACGCAGCCCTCGCCAAGACCGAGCAGGAGATTTTCAGAGCTGAGCATCCGCTGACTGGCATCGACAAGAAGCTTTTTGATATCGCAGCGAAGCACCTGATCACGGTGCAGGAGCGCGGCGACCTTGAAGCCCGCCACTGCGACAGCGAGGACTTCATCGAGGTTTCGGTCTGGGGACTGGAAGCCGCCCTCAAAGATGCCTACGAGGCAGGAAGCAAGAGCAAATAAACTGGGCAGCCCCTCCTGAGATACGGAGGGGCGTAAGCCTGTCTGAAAGAATACGGCTGATTGCCCACAAACGCACCCACATTCGCCTGTGTTGGCCCTTTCAAAGCGACGGCGGATAACTTGGCCCTGCGGATAAACGCCACACACAGCGCGTTTGTGTGCGTCAGGTGCGCTGTACATTTCAGGCGCAAATTTCCGCTCATGTTTGTCACATTTATTTTGCCGATATTGCTTGATTTTCGAGCGGTTCAGAGTTAATATGTCACTACCGCAAGAGAAGCGGAATCAAAACAAACAAAGGAGCGAATCTACATGAAAATTCTGGTATGTGAACCCGGTAAGCATCCCTACGTAAAGGAGATTGAACACACGCTGGAGAACCTGCAGAAAGAGGTCGGCGGATACATTCAGGCGCTGTACCCCTTCGAGGAGGAGGTCGCAGTAGTGTGCAACGAGGAGGGCCTTTTCATTGAGGGACTGCAATGGAACAGGACAATCGAAAAATACGGTCCGATCAAAGGCACCTTCTTCGTCTGCGGACTCGGGGTCGAGGATTTCACGGGGCTGACCGATGAACAGACTGAAAAGTACAAGGCACTTTTCTGGGAGCCTGAAATTTTCATTCCGACACCCAACGGCATGGTGGTACTGCACATTGTAGAGTAAAAACAACAGGGGCAGGACTGCGGTCCTGCCCCATCTCCGCATCGGTTTCCGATGCAATTTACTGCCCGTCATAATATGTACAATTCCTGCGATATTTCGCTGTTTTTATTCTGTACATTTAGCCGCTTGATAAAATTTGCTAAAAGAGTTAATATGTACACAACGGAAGGGCAAAGCCCACCGAAACAACGAAAAGCGGAGGAAAAAACAATGATCAGTTACGGATTGGCAAAGGCAAGAGCAATGGCAGGCAGAGACGACTGGAACGAGCGCGAGGCGATCAAGAGCGCGACGATCCTTTGGTACGACACCGAGGAGGAAGCCTACGAAATGGAGATCGAGAACGAGGACGACCTCAACGCAGAGGACTTCAGGGCTTGGGTTGAGGAGAACGCCGACAGCCTTGCGCAGGAGGACGCCGCCGCAAACGGCACGACCTTCGAGGGCATCGAGGAGATTGAGTATGAAACCGAATGGATCGACGACGACGCCCTTTTCGAGGCAGAGTACGCAGACGCCTGCGAAAGCGAATGGGAATGGATGACCGGCAGATGAACCGGTCGCCCCACCGGGGCGGCACAGCGCCCCCCTTTGGCGGGGATGCAGGAAGGAACGCATACGTATGCCCCTGCACTGCAAGCCCTACACAGCGCAGCTGTGCGCGTTTGTGGGCAAGGCATAATATGTACAATTCCTGCGAAAATAAGCCTTTTCTGATCTGTTATTTTACCATCTTGATATATCGAGCAAAAAGAGTTACTATGTGTACAACGGAACGGGAAACCGAGCCGAAAACTACGAAAATACGGAGGAAAAGAATATGTGGCACGAAGGTACTATTGGAGTTCCGAAGGGCAACGGAAAGTACACGGTGGTTCACTACTGGGTGAAAGCCTACGACGAAAGCAGCCAGTACGGAATCGAGGGTGGCAGAATCAGCAAGCTCACGCTGAAGGTCGAAGGCAAGGTCATTTACAACTACGACCGGGGCGAAGATGTTCCGCCCCAGAACGAAGCCGCAGAAATGGCGCTGGCGATCCTGATGCATGAGTACAACTAAAGGCAGCAAACATACATAGAAAGGGCTTGCAAATGCAGGCTCTTTTCTTTATGCACATTTTTATAGGAAGGAGTGATGCGGATGGCTCAGAGAGGCAGAAAACCAAAACCCACTGCAATCAAAGAGCTGGAAGGCAATCCGGGCAAGCGTCCGCTGAATGAGGCTGAACCAAAGCCTGTGAAAAAAGCACCGCCCTGTCCGAAGTGGCTGGAGCCCGAAGCAAAAAAGGAATGGCGCAGGCTATCCAAACAGCTTGAAGCGATCGGTGTGCTGACCGAGGTCGATCAGGCGGCATTCGCATCCTATTGTCAGGCATACGCCCGTTGGAAGGAAGCCGAGGAATTCATGACGCAGCACGGCACGATCGTAAAAACAAAATCCGGCTACTGGCAGCAGGTCCCGCAGGTCAGCATTGCGCAGACCTATCTGAAGATCATGAACAAGATCGCAGAACAGTTCGGACTGACTCCGGCAGCAAGAAGCCGTATCACTGCCGGTGCAGATATGAAGGACGCCGCCGTTGACGATATGGATGCACTTCTGGGAGGCGGCTGATGGCAAGAACAGCAAAAGCAAGAGAAAGACCTGCGAATTATCCGAAACTCACCGATTATCAGCCCACCCGCTTCATGCTGCCGGACTCCCATTACGATGCGGCAAAAGCGGACAGGGCTGTTCGCTTTATAGAAAACCTCTGCCACACCAAGGGCAGATGGGCGGGCAAACCGTTCTGGCTGCTGCCGTGGCAGGAGCAGATCATCCGGGATATTTTCGGTGTTGTAAAAGAAGACGACACCCGGCAATTCCGTACAGCATATGTTGAGATTCCGAAGAAAAACGGAAAATCGGAGCTTGCAGCGGCAATTGCACTGTATCTGCTGTACGCCGACAACGAGCCGTCCGCCGAAGTCTATGGTGCTGCCGCTGACCGGCAGCAGGCTTCCATCGTTTTTGACGTTGCAAAGCGCATGGTGGAAATGACGCCGGCGCTTCTGAAACGCTCCAAGATCATGGCGGCGACAAAACGACTGGTGAACTACAGCAATGTGGGATTCTATCAGGTGCTTTCGGCTGAAGTCGGCACAAAGCACGGTCTGAATGTATCCGGTCTGGTACTTGACGAGCTTCACGCGCAGCCGAACCGTAGCCTTGTGGATGTTCTCACAAAGGGCTCCGGCGACGCACGAACACAGCCGCTGTACTTCCTTATTACCACCGCCGGCACTGACCGCAACAGCATCTGCTACGAATACCACACCAAAGCAAAAGATATTCTGGACGGCAGACGCATCGACCCTTCCTTCTATCCTGTTATATATGGCTTGAACGATGATGACGACTGGAACGCCGAGGAATCATGGTACAAAGCAAATCCGTCTCTCGGGCATACGATCACCATTGACCGTGTCCGTGATGCGCACCGTGAGGCGCTGACAAATCCTGCTGAAGAAAATGTATTCCGTCAGCTTAGACTCGACCAGTGGGTCGGCAGTGCGGTCGCATGGATCCCGGAGCATATCTACGACAGAGGAAATCTACCAATCGACCTTGAAAAGCTTCGAGGCAGAGAGTGCTATGCCGGACTTGACCTGTCGAGTACGAGCGACATTACGGCATTCGTACTGGTATTTCCGCCACTTACTGAGGGCGATAAATACATCGTTGTCCCGCACTTCTGGCTGCCAAGAGAAACACTTGACCTGCGTGTGCGTCGCGATCATGTGCCATACGATGTGTGGGAGCGCATGGGGCTATTCCATATCACTGAGGGCAATGTGGTGGACTATAATTTTGTGCGGAAAACGATCAATGAGCTGCACACGATATATAACATTAAGGAGATCGCAGCCGACCGATGGAACGCCACACAGCTGATCACAGACCTTGAGGGTGACGGTTTTACCGTTGTGCCGATGGGCATGGGATTCAAGGATATGTCACCGCCGATGAAGGAGCTGTACAAACTCATACTCGAAGGTATGTTCGTTCACGGCGGCAATCCCGTTCTCAGATGGATGGCGGGAAATGTGGTCGCTGAAATTGATGCGGCGGAGAATATAAAACCGAGCAAAAAGAAAAGTACCGAGAAAATCGACGGCATTGTCGCATGGATCATGGCACTAGACAGAGTGATCCGCCATGAAATGCAGGGCAGTGTCTATGACGAACCCGATCATGATCTGATCGTTTTGTAGGAGGTAATATATATGGGCTTACTAAGCTGGCTTGGCATCAGCAAGCCGAGAGACGCACCGTCATTGCCGGATATCCGTGACAATGTCCGCGATTCCGGTAATCTGTTTGTATTCGGCATGACACACAGCGGAGAGCGTGTTGACGAACGAACGGCAATGCAGATCGTTACCGTATACGCCTGCGTGAGACTGCTGTCAAATACCATCGCAGGGCTTCCGCTGCATCTGTACAGATATACAGGTGCCGGCGAAGATAAGGAACGCGCTACCGATCATCCGCTTTATAAGATACTTTACCGGCAGCCAAATCCGGAAATGAGTTCATTTTCATTCTGGGAGGCACTGATGTGTCATCTGCTGCTCTGGGGCAACGCCTATGCACAGATCGTCCGTGACGGCAAGAACGGCATCGTCGGTCTGTATCCCCTTCTACCTGAGAACGTGGAGATCGACCGCGACCCGAAAAGCGGTGACCTGATCTACACCTATCACGCCTACACCGATGAAAAGCCCGGTGAGCATGACAAGGATATCATCTTTCAGAGAGACGAGATACTGCACATTCCCGGTCTGGGATTCAACGGCCTTGTAGGATTTTCGCCCATTGCGATGATGAAAAATGCGCTGGGCGCAGCAATGGCGGTGGAGCGTTACGGCAGCGCCTTCTTCAAAAACGGAGCGCAGCCTGCCGGTGTTCTCGAACATCCGGGTGTACTGAAAAATCCTGAAAAGATCCGTGAAAACTGGACGAGAGTGTACGGCGGTTCCCGCAATGCACACCGCATCGCAGTCCTCGAGGAAGGAATGCAGTATAAACCGATATCGCTGCCGCCGGAGGATTCGCAGTTCCTTTCTACTAGGGAATTCGATGTGGAAGAAATCTGCCGAATGTTTCAGGTTCCGCCGCATCTGGTGCAGGATCTGAAGCGCAGCACCTTCAATAACATCGAGCATCAGGGTATCGCATTTGTGCAGTATTCGCTCATGCCATGGATCATCCGCATCGAAAAAGGCATCATCAAAGACCTTCTGCTGGAGGAGGAACAGGATGTATATTTCCCGAAATTCAACGTGGACGGTCTGATGCGCGGAGATTATCAGAGCCGCATGAACGCATATGCGATCGGTGTCGGCAACGGCTTTATGTCGCCGAATGATGTGCGCAGGCTTGAAAACATGGACCTCATTCCGCACAATCTCGGCGGTGATGATTATTACCTCAACGGCAGCTACAATAAGCTGCAGGACGCAGGTGCAGCATACGATTTGGGCGAGCCCGAGGAAGATGACACTGAGGAGCAGACAGATACAGAAAATACACCGGAAGAAGAAACCGATGACAGATTCCTGCGGAAAAGGCGCAGGAAGAAAGTACGAAACGGAGGGATATAAATGCCGAAATTCTGGGACTATATTCACGATGACAGCGGCGGAAGAGTGCTCCGCCTGGAGGGACCGATCGACTCGGATTCCTTCTGGGGTGACGAGATCACGCCGCAGGATTTCAGAGATGAGC